GGTATCCGGAACATTACGGAGCGTTTCTCTCTGACGCTGAGATCGCCTGGCAACGCGGAGGTGTGGGCGTCTATTGTCTACAAGCACAAGACAACCCGGCGCGGCGCCGCAAGGAATATACGGGTAGCTCTTTCGGTCGAGAGACGGCCCATCCGTTTCAGAAGCCGATAATGTTGATGCATTGGTGCATCAAGCGCGTGAAGGGAACGACTATCCTTGATCCGTTCATGGGCTCTGGCACGACCGGTATCGCCGCAGCCCGCCTTAACCGAAAATTTGTCGGCATCGAAATTGATCGCAATTATTTCGACATTGCTTGCAGGCGGATCGAGCGCGAGCTGGCGCAGCCACGTTTATTCAATCCGGAAGCGGCTCCGCCCGAGCAGGAGACGTTGCTGTGACCCGCCGCTACCGCAACCTGATCGGCCCGATGACCTCGCCCCGAACCATGGAGGCGGCGTACCGCCTGACGGCCGCGGGCAAGCGGCTGACGCCGGGTTATCTCGACTTCAAGGAATTCTCGGCGCTCAACCTCGCTGAGCTCGCGCGCGATATGCGCGACGGCCGATATGTTTCCGGCGAGCCGCGCCAGTTTCACGTCTTCGATCCGAAGAAGCGACTGATCTCTGCGTTGCCGTTCCGTGATCGCGTCGCACAGCAGGCGCTGTGCCTGGTCATCGCGCCTATCTTCGATCGCGCGCTGTTGCCGCGTACCTTCGCCTGCCGGCCGGGCAGGGGGACGCACGCCGGCGTGAGGCTATTGCAGAGCGAGCTTCGCCGCGAGTCTCGCCGCGGGCCGCTCTGTTTCCTCAAGACCGATTTCCGCAGCTATTTCGCCTCGATCCAGCGTGACGTGCTGTGGCGGCTGATCGAGGCCAAGATCAGTTGCCGCGCGACGCTCAAGGTGATCGAGGCGATGGTGCCGCGCGCCGGCATCGGCCTGCCGATCGGCAGCCTGACGTCGCAGGTCTTCGCCAATCTCTACGCCGGCGCCACGCTCGACCGGCACCTGCAGCAGAACCTCGGCGAGAAGCTCTGGTACCGCTACATGGACGATCTCGTCGTGCTGGGCCGCAGCCCGGCGCACCTGCGCGCGGTCAAGGACTCGATCGAGGACTATTCCCGCCGCGAACTCGGCCTGCGGTTCTCGAAGTGGTCGATCGCGCCGGCGGCGCGCGGGGTGAATTTCCTCGGTTACCGCATCTGGTCGACGCATAAACTGTTGCGGCGCGACAGCGTCGTCCGCGCGCGCCGCAAGATCGCGGCCTATCGCGCGGCCGGCGATCTCGAGCGGCTGCGCAAGTTCCTCGGCGCCTGGCTCGGCCACGCGCGCTGGGCCGACAGCGCCAACCTGATCAAGAGCCTCGATCTGATTGCGAGGCCGCGATGAACGCAATATCGCGACCGCCAGTTCGCTGGCATGGCGGCAAGTTTCTGATGTCGCGTCAGATCATTCCGTACTTGCCGGCACATCGTTTGTATACGGAGGCTTTTGGCGGCGGCGCCGGCGTGCTGTTGCACAAGCCGCGTAGTCACGCCGAAATTTACAACGATTTGGATGACTGCATCGTCAACCTGTTCCGAGTCCTGCAGGATCCGGCGCGGGCCTGCCGCCTGGTCGAATTGCTTCGGTTGACGCCATTCGCGAGGCGCGAGTTCGAGATCGCTTACGAAATTTCGGAAGATCCCGTCGAACGGGCGCGTCGACTTGTGATCCGGTCATTCATGGGCTTCGGCAGCAACGCTCATTCCGCCACGTTGCGCGGGCATCGGTCCACGGGATTCCGCTCCAATTCGAACCGCAGCGGGACCACGCCGGCGCAAGACTGGCAAAATCTAGCGGACGCCTACATCCCGATCATTGAGCGTATGCGCGGCGTAGTCATCGAACATCGGGATGCGCTGATCGTTTTGAAGCGACATGACGCGCCGACGTCGCTTCACTATGTCGATCCGCCCTACATGCATGACACTCGCTCAATGTTCAAAGGGGGCAAATCCGCGTACCGGCACGAACTCGACCAGCAAGGGCACGAATCGCTCCTGGAGACAGTGCGTGGCCTGACCGGAATGGTAGTTCTGTCCGGCTACGCGCACCCTCTCTACGACAAAACGCTGCAGGAATGGCGACGTATTGAATTTGCGGCCCTGGCCGACGGTGCGCGCCCGCGCACGGAAGTGCTCTGGATTAATCCAGCATGCGCGGCTGCTCTCGATCGCGAGGGCCGGGCGGCACAGCAAATGACTCTGCTGGAGGCGATGTGAAAGGCATCAGCATCCGTCAGCCCTGGGCATGGACGATCCTTCACGCCGGCAAGGACATCGAGAATCGCGACCGGCGCTGGAATCTGCGCGGGCGCGTGGTGGTGCATGCCAGCGCGACGATGACCCGCGACGAAATACTCGCGATCGATGACATCGCCTCGCTCACCGGACTGAGAGTGCCGACCGTCGCGGATTTTCGAGCTTGCGGCCTGCTCGGCGCTTTGATCGGCACCGTCGAGATTGTCGACTGCGTCGAGCATTCGACTTCGCCCTGGTTCTTCGGCCCGTTCGGCCTCGTGTTGCGTGAACCGCGTCCCTTCAAGACACCAATCCCGTACAGGGGCGCGCTCGGAGTGATGGACGTGCCGGACGGGATTTTGCCGCCGGGCTGACAATGGCGAACCCGAAATATTCGATCATCCCGGCGGGCGCCGTCACCGACCGCTCGCTGGAACCGCGCGACCTGCAGGTGCTATGCCTGCTCGGCCGTCACACCGATGACTACGGCTGGTGCCGTCGCAGCCAGGTGAAAATGTCGGCCGAACTCGACTGCGGCCGCGCCACGGTGCAGCGCGCGCTGGAACGGTTGGTTACGGCGGGCTGGGTGCAGATGAAGCGACGCGATCTCGCCGATGGTGATGACGCGAGCCGTCAGCCCAGCGCGAGCTATGCATACCGCGTATTGCTGGATCAGGATGAACCGGGTGGGGGGTGCCCACCAGCGGGCACCCCTGATGCATCACCGGAATCGGCGGAGATTAGTTCCGAGGGGGTGCCCATAGACGGGCACCCGGGTGCCCACCCAGAGCGGGCACCGGGTGCCCACACATACGCGGGCACCAAGAACGACCCCTTAGAACGACCCCACCTTGAACGGGAGAGAGAGCGCGCGCGCGAAGGCAAAGGTGAGCACGAAGCCGTTGCGCGCTTCCTTGCGGCGTTCGAAACCCGCTGGCCGACAGCCGCGGTCGACGATCGGCAACGGACCGCTTACGCGGCCGAAGCGCTCTCCGCCGATCAGCGCGAAGCCGCGCTTGCTGGCATCGCCGGGTTTCTCGCCGAGCAGAAGCGGCTGAACCGCAAGCACGTGCCGGCCGGGTGGAAATACCTCGAGGAAAAACGCTGGGAGCTGTTGCCAGCGGCGAAAGGTGCTCCGGCCGTATTGTCGGCCCATCCGGCCGGCAGCGATGCTGCGCGCGCCATCCTGCAGTTCCACGACATCGCGCAGCTCGGCGACTTCGCTCGCCGGGTGTATCGCGCATCGGACGGCAGCGTCACATGGCGCGGAGAACTGACGCCCCGGTTGTTAGCGATCGCTAACGCGCCACCCGTCGCGCAATGGGTTGCGCTCGATCATCAACAGGCTGCGGCATGGGACCGGTTTATCGGCGAGCATGTCACGGTCGCGACGCGATCGCGGATTGCGGAGGGGGGCAGAGCGCCATGGCCGTGGCCGCCCAGGAAGGATGGAACGGTTTATGCGGAAGGCGAAGGCGGGGAGGACGCGGCATGACGGCGCTTTACAATATTGGTGATTTCGTTGGCTATGCTGAGCCGCCCGTTGTCGAAGCTCCGATTCCGAAGCTTTGGTACATGATCAGGGTCATGCCGAACCGGGAGCTTACGGTTCAGGACAAGCTGTTAACGCGCGGCGTCTGCGTCTACGTCCCTCGCGAGACGTGGTCGCAACGAACCGTCTGGAACCGTCGGCGCATTTGCGAAAGGCCGATCTTTGACGGTGTCATCTTTGTTCCCGACTTTGATGCCGACATACGGCGATTGCGCGGTTACACCGATGGCCTGATCGGTTTCGTCCGATTCGGAGATCGCGCCGCATGCGCGGCCGCGCAGATCATGGAAGCAATCCACAGGATTGAGGAGCGGCTACGACTACCGCTCGGCAAGCGCAAGTTCGCAGCGGGACAGCAGGTTCGCGTGATCTCAGGACCCTTTGGGTATTTCGAGGGTATGATTGAGCGGCTTGACAGCCACGGCAGACTCAAGGTGTTGCTGCACGTATTCGAGCGTCAGGTCTCCGTTGAACTGGAGGAGGCCCAGATTGAACCGGTTTGAAGCCACGAAGTGGCGAGACGGTTCGACAGGAGCAGGTATCCGCTCCGACGCACACAGGCGGTCAGCAACCCTGATCGTTTGTGACGCGCGAAGCGCGCCTTAGCATCATTGACAGCAACGGCAGATGCCGACTTCTCCACCTACGTTCCGACGTAAGGGCTCCCCTAACCCATGTCAGGTGCGCCATGAGTGTGAGCAGCGCAGAGGCAGTGCACGCGATCGTGGTTACGGAACCCGATGGGATAAGGCTTCGCTGGGCTTCAGGCGGTCACATCCGCTTTGTCTTGGCTGTCAGGCAACGGGCCGCATCGAGGTCGCAACCGTCACCGACCACGTTGTTCCTCACAAGGGAGATGTCTCCCTTTTCTGGGACAGGGATAGGTGGCAGCCGGCGTGTGACTGGCACCATAGCGTGGTGAAGCAGAAGCTTGAGGCCCTTTATGCGAAGGGCAGGGCATCGGTCGACGACCTTTGGCTCAACAGCGAAAAAGCGGTCGCTCTGACGCGCGAGCTGGACCCCCGGGGGGGAGGGTAAAAGTCAGAGGCCTTCCGCGCCGGGACCGGCGCCCGAGCAACGCGCGATTTTTCGTGAGTTTTTGGAGAATTTTTTTTGATGGGTCGTCGTGGACCAAAGCCGCAGCCAGAAGGGGTGAAGAACCAGAAGACTCCGGTGCGCTCGCGGCAGCGTAAGACGGCCGTCGCCGTGCAGCCCAGCGCGTCCACGGCCAGCGCGGGCGACGCGCCGAAGTGGCTGAAGGGCGATGTGCTGAAGGTTTTCCAGCGCATGGCACCGATGCTGCGTGGTATGAAGCTGTTGACTGATGCCGACGTTCCAGCCTTCGCCCGCTATTGCACGCATTATGCGCGTTGGCTCGACCTTCAGAAACGCCTCAAGAAGGGAGGCGACATCTACGAGATCGAGACGGCGTCGGGGAAGGTGCTGCGCGCCCATCCGGCATTTACGATGGCCGATCGGCTCGATCGAATGATGCTGGCGTTCGAGGATCGCTTCGGCCTGAACCCGGCCGAGCGCCAACGCATCATGATCGCTCGGGCCCATACCGGCACCCATGATCTGTTCGGCAGCGCGCAGCCGGCCAAGCATGCCGAACGGCGCGAAGCCGATCCTGTCGCCGACGCCACGCCGGCGGTCGAACCGAGCGAAGGGCCGATCGGCCTTTTGAATTGATGTCAGCGCAGCATAAGGAAGTAGAGCCGCGCCGCCCGGCAGCGCTCAAGGCATTTCCGAAAGCCTATTGGGACGGCGAATTCTGGCGCGAGGGCGAATTCTGGTATGACGAACGCACCGCCGACAAAGCGGCTTCGTTCTTTCCAAAACACCTTGTGTTCACCGAGGGTGAGTGGGCCGGCAAACCCTTCATTCTCGAGGACTGGCAGGAACACGATATCGTCCGGCCGCTGTTCGGCTGGAAGCGTCACGACGGCACTCGTCGATTCCGACGATGCTTCGCCTGGATCGCGCGAAAGAACGGCAAGACCGAATTCGCCGCCGGCATCGCGCTGCTGATCTTGGTCGGCGACGCGGAGATGGGCGGGCAGGTGTTCTCAATCGCCTCGGAAGAGGCGCAGGCGAAGATCGTCTTTACCAAGGCGAGCAACATGGCCGTCCGCACGCCCGTGCTCGCGCAGAAACTCGAATGCCTGGGCAAGGTCATCTACTGCCCGGAACTGAATGGATCGTTCCGCCCGCTCTCGGGCAAACCGAAGGGCAAGCATGGCCTGAATATGTCTGGCCTGGTCGGCGACGAGATCCACGAATGGCCATCTGGGGATCTCTATACCTTCGTGCATGACAGCGCCGCCGCTCGGCGCCAGCCGCTGGAATTCCTGATCTCGACCGCGGGACAAAAAGGAACGCACGGCGAAGAGGTTTTCAAGGAATGTCAGGCGATCCTTGCCGGTGACATCGAAGACCCCGAAACGATGGTCGTGATCTACTCGCCCGGCGAGGATGACGACTGGACCAAGGAAGAGACCTGGCGCAAGGGCAACCCCAACTTCGGCAAGTCGGTCAAGATCGAGCCGTTCATGGCCGACTTCAAGCGCGCGCGACAGCTGCCGCGCTTGGAAAACGACTTCAAGCGCTACCGTTTGAACATCTGGACCGACCAGGCGGTGCGCTGGTTGCCGATGGACAGTGTCGACGACGAAGGCCGGCGTTTTGGCTGGGATCATTGCATTGGGCCGATCCCTTGGTGTGACAAAGGGAAGTCGCCTTTCGAATCCGAGTTCGAGCAGCGCCTGATCGGCAAGCGATGCTTTGGCGGCCTCGACCTGTCCTCAACGCAGGACCTGTCAGGGCTCGTTTGGTGGTTTCCCATTCAGGATGGTCTCGATGTCCCGGTCGCGCTGGTGCGCGGCTATAAGCCGGCCGATCTCGTGAAGGAACAGGCCAAGCGAGACCGGCAGCCATATGAGCGCTGGGTCAGGGAGGGGGCCTTGTTCACGACTCCCGGCAATGTCGTGGATTATGGCTTTATTGAAAAGCAGGTGCTGGCCGACGCGACAAAGTTTCGGATTGCGTATTACGGGCAGGCCAAGCGTGAAGCCTACGAGGGTGGACTAGCGATCGACCGGTTCAACGCGACCGGTACCGCTGTCCGCCTCGAGCAGGAAGGCATCCCGGTGGTGCTGTTTGGCCAGGGATTCGTCTCTCTCTCGGCGCCGTCGAAGGAGCTCGAGCGCCTGGTGATGGCGAATGGCTTTCACCATGGCGGCCATCCGCTGTTTCGGCGGCATGCGCAGGCGGTCGCTGTCGTCTCGGACGACGCGGAGAACATTAAGCCGACGAAGGCGAAATCGAGCGGGCGCATCGACCTGATCGCGGCGCTGGTGAACGCGCTCGGCATCGCGACCGCAGCTCCGGCAGAGCAGAAGTCGGTCTACGAGAGCCGTGGTGCGTTGGTCCTCTGAATTGGAGCGTTGATGGCAATCCGCTGGCCTTGGGCTCAGAAAGCGACAGAGACGCCGCGCAATTCCTTTCAGGACTCCGGCGGAGGCGTCCTGATCACGACATCCGCTGAGCTTGAACAGTTTCTCAAGGGCGGCGCGGCGACCAGGTCGGGCGCGATCGTCAACGCAGACACTGCGATGCGACAGGGAGCCGTGTACGCCTGCGTTCGCCTTTTGGCAGGGCCGCCGGCAACCCTGCCGCTCGCGATCAAGCGACGTGTCGATGAGCGCACCCGGCAGGACGCCTCCGATACCGAAGTTTGGAAGGTGCTGAATCGCAAGCCGAACGTGTGGCAGAAGCCGCATCAATTCAAGCGCATGATGATGGCGCATGTGCTTCTGCGAGGTAATGGCATCGCGCTCAAGGTCATGTCGCGCGGCAACCTGCAGCAGTTGATCCCACTCGATCCCGACCGGGTCGACATCAGGCAGAACGACGATCTGACGTTGCGGTTTGAATACACGCGAAAAGACGGCGGTCGTGAAATCTTCCAGCAGAAGGAAATCTTTCACCTGTTCGGCCTGACGCTGAATGGATTCTCCGGTGTCACGCCGATCACCTACGCGCGCGAGACGATAGGTCTTGCGCTGGCCCAGGAAGATTATGGCGCGAGCACGTTCAAGAACGGCATCCGCGCCAGTGGCATCCTGACCTCGGATCAAAAGCTGAGCAACGATGCCCGAACAAATCTCAAGGCAAGCCTCGATGACTATCGCAACGGCGGTGACAGCGAAGGCAAGTTCCTTATCCTGGAAGAAGGGCTGAAACCGTCGGACTTGAAGATGTCCGCGCAGGACGCGCAATGGATCGAAGCTCGCAAGCTGTCGCGCTCCGACATTGCGATGTTCTTCGGGGTGCCGCCGTCCATGATCGGAGATAATTCCGGATCGGATTCGAATTGGGGCACCGGGCTCGAGCAGAAGGCGAATGGTTTCGTCACCTTCACACTCGAGGATTACCTGACCATGTGGGAGGAGGGGATCACAATCGATCTCAATTCCGACCCAAGCATCTATGCCCGCTACAACCGCGCGGCCCTGGTCAAGGGCGACATCACCACTCGCTGGAATGCCTACGTGAAGGGTCTGCAGTGGGGCGTGTGGTCGCCCAATGAAGTGCGGGCGTTGGAAGATCAGAACCCGCGCGACGGCGGGGATATTTACTATCCACCTCCCAACACTGCGGGCAGCGGAAATGCTGCCGGTAATGAGGACGACGGCAATGTCACTCCGAAAACTGCCTGAAGCCCGAACGTTTCAGCGCCCGCAGAATTTTCAGTGGGACGCACCGAACGATGTTCTCGCGCGCTGGGCCGAAACTCCGCGCGTGGCCGCGTCGGATGATGACACCACCATCAGCATGTTTGAAGTGATCGGCGAGGATTGGTGGTCGGGCGGCGGCGTGACGGCCAAGCGCATTTCCGCAGCGCTGCGCTCCATCGGAGATCGTGACGTTACCGTCAAGATCAACTCTCCCGGCGGGGACATGTTCGAGGGAATTGCAATCTACAACCTGTTGCGCGGTCATCCCGCCAAGGTGACTGTCGAAGTGCTGGGCTGGGCAGCTTCTGCCGCCTCAATCATCGCCATGGCTGGCGATGAGGTCCGCATGGGCCTCGGCACCTTCATGATGGTGCACAATGCCTGGGGCGTCGTGATCGGCAATCGTCATGACATGCGAGAATCGGCAGAGCTGTTCGACGGATTCGATAGTGCCATCGCGGACATCTATGAAGCGCGCACCGGCCTGAAGCGCGCCGCGATCGAAAAGTTGATGGATGCCGAGACCTTCATGGGACCGTCCGAAGCCGTGACAAATGGATTCGCAGACTTGGTCGATGACGCCATCAGCGCCGACCAGTCCGAGGCCGAAAACTCCGTCGCCGGAGCCGTTAACGCCCGGCGGCGCATGGATGCTGCTCTTGCAAAACAAGGCGTCCCGCGTGTCGAGCGGCGGCGCATGTTCGCGGAGCTCGCGGGGGGTACGCATGACGCTGCTCCGACAGCCACGCTCGACGCTGGCTTTGCCGCTGCCGCCCGGCAGCTCATCGACGCAATCCGTTCATAGGACCACCAATCATGACCATGGAACTGAACTCCCGCGCCCGCGGGCTCGTCGCCGCCCGCGCGGATGCGAGCGACGCGACCAAGATTCTCAACGAACTCAAGCAGACCTTCGAGACGTTCAAGGCCGAGCGCGAGAAGGAGATCGCCGACCTGAAGAAGGGCATGGGCGACGTGGTGCAGTCCGAAAAAGTGGACCGCATCAACGCCGAAATCACCAAGCTGCAAACCTCGCTCGACGAGGTCAACGCCTCGATCGCCGCGCTCAAGGTCGGTGCCGCTGGCGACGACAAGCCGCTGGCGGCCGAGCGCCGCGCCCACGCGACGGCGTTCAACCAGTTCTTCCGAAAAGGTGCGGAGAACGGCCTGCGCGACCTCGAAGTGAAGGCGTCGCTGCGCACCGACAGCGACCCTGATGGCGGCTATGTCGTGCCGGACCAGATGGAATCCACCATCGATCGCGTGCTCGGCAGCGTATCGGCGATGCGCTCGATTTCGCGCGTCATGTCCATCTCGGCCGGCACCTACAAGAAGCTCGTCAACCAGGGCGGCGCGGTTGGCGGCTGGGTCGGAGAACGTCAGTCTCGCCCCGAGACCGGAACGCCCGCGCTTGTGGAGCTGGCCTTCCCGGCCATGGAGCTTTACGCCAAC